GCTTCTTGTGCAATAGTTCCGTCAAGTGTTCCGCCGGCACCATTTCCTAATGCTATACTTTGAGGCCCGTTGGCGCCAGCTTTGTCAGTTACTTCAGCATAGGTTGGAATGTTACCAACATCAGATCCAGGTGCCCACTGTGAGCCATCCCATTTAAGAACTTCGTCAAGTGCCGGTGCAGTAGGGGATACATTACCTAAATCGCCTAACAGTGTTGGTATTACTGGTTTGTTAGTAAGATCATTATAGTCTGCACTAAATTTGTCTTGAGGAGACCAAGATGATCCATTCCATGTTAATACTTGATCAACACCAGGAACAGTATTTTGTACATTTGTCAAGTCTGCTAAATTAGATGGAATACCGGGCTTATTTGTTAAGCTCTGATAATTTCCATCAAATGTAACAGGAGTGTTTGTAAGACTATTATAGTCTCCGTTAAATAACAAAGGTAGATTACTTAAACTATTGTAGTCGCCGTCAAACAATACTGGCTTAGACTGTATCTCTGTCCAAGTAATAATTTTATTTGCTTCAGCATTTGTGAGTGCTGTAATTCTTTGGTCTAAGTGACTTAGATTGCCGTCTAACTCTGTATGAGTTAGAGGTTCTGTTTTATTTGTTCTTAAAATTAATGGCATTGATATTCCCCCTAATCAACATAATTTGGATCTACGTATCCTTCTTGTACATAGCTTCCGTTTACTATCCTAATAATTGTTTCTTCTTTTGCACCCTCTATTTCTGCAAAATCTTTTGTAAGTGATTCTATATTTCTTAAATCATACGTGTCAGTTTTAATTTCTTTTTTAAATCCAACTGTGCTTGATCTTAATCTATCAGAATTAATCACTTGTGTAATAATTGTATTAAGTTCTATTGGATTCAACCCCTTTAGCGTATCTACTAATCTAAACACTGGTATATTATCGCTAGATGCTTTTTGTATAAAAATTCCACTAATTTCTCTAGAAGGAATATCTTCAAATCCTCTTTTTTTAAAATATCCAACTAGTGCATCAAATTCATTTGAATTAATCGGTGTACTAGTAGTGGGTGAAATAATTTCGGTCATCTTACTTTCCTGCTATAATCTTTGTTGCTAGTTGTGCTAATTTAAATGTATCGGAACTACTGTTAGGATCTCTTGTTGCAAGATCAACTACAGTGTCTTGGATTGCTTGTTGTGGCGAATCACCTGATACAATACCTAGCAACACTGATGTACTAGCCAATGATGCCACGTATGACGGATTATTTGTTAGTTCACTTAATATTCTAGTAGACGGTAATATACTAGTAGGAGTAGTAGTTGCATAGCGTCCTACTGCCTGTGTAGGACTAAACAAACTGTTACCACGTAGTAAATCACCAAACAGGTTATCGAAAAAATTACCTGATGTTGGATTGCTAACAAACGTTGTAGTGGTTGCTCCGTAATTTGCCTGTGCATCATTTTTAGGTATATATCCTTGCGTTCCATTTATTAATGGACTCGGTGTATTGTCGTATCCTGTTTCATTATCAGTAAAGTTGGTAGGTAATGTCTCAGCAATATTACCTTGGTTATAAATTACACCTTCATATGCGATCGACATGTTATTTTCCATCATGCCGCTGCCGTCGGCATTATCTAGTGAGTCATGTCCGAATGATGTGACTAGTGGGTTTACTAATGTATAAGACCACCATCTACGTTGTGTTAATTGATAAATTTTTATATGGCTAAAAAATGTATCCTTCATTCCGTTGTCTAACCCAAACTTTTTATTTGGTAATGCAAATTTATTTCGTGTTCCAAAATCAAGTACATCATTCTTACCATCCCTGTAGTAAAAATTATAATACTCTTTCATAAGCGAACTTGTTGTACTAGAATTATCATCATGGAAAACAAATCTACATTCGTCATAATCGATTCTAGTTTGAACATTCTTTTTTCTATTATACTGCTGGCGTGTTTCTGTGCTTACTCTATAATTAGGCAAGTCTACTGACTTTGCTAAAACACCTAGCTCCTTAATACTATTCTGCGTATTAGGCGCAGCATTTCTAGCTGCCTCATCTTTTAACATAAACACCACATGGTAAAGAAATTTAGTTTTAGGTGCATACGAAAGATTGTATTGTGTATACAATTTACGTGCATGTTCTGCATCTCTTAGGTGTACATTATTCTCTGGATCATATTGTAGTGTCATATAGTATTTATCCATAAAAAAACAGGAACCAAAAAGTCCCTGTCTTTATTGTTAATTTTATTCAACTTATCTAGCTGTTGGTTGCCCGATGCCGCTAATTGCGCCGCCGTTTACGCCTTTTTGAATTGCATTATCATAACGAATAGTTAATGAAACTGTAACTGCGTCACTTGTTGCATATGCTAATGTGTTATAGTTTGCTGATTCAATATAGCATCCTTTAAGTTCAAATCTATCAAGCACAATAGGATCTTTATCGCCATTGCCGCCATCTAGGATTTCAATCTTAGTGTGGAATTTATAATCACTTGCTGCTGTTGCACTTGCTTGCTCAAAGAAGTCAAACTGTTTCTGCAACTGACTGCCTACTGCTCTTTGAATATTATTACTTGCATCTTCACGTAGTGTAAGCGTAATTGGCTCCCACGTATGTTTACCTGCTAAGTAAGTTCTTGAGTTGTATGCATCAAGTGTGATTTGTTCAAATGATAAGTTAGGACGGGTTACGTCCACAACTTGTCTTTGTAGAACACGTAGACTATCATCTACATCAGCGCCAAATAAATCAAAAGCTACTCTAAAACGATACTGTAATTTAGGCATTAACAGTGATGAATTAGCCTCGCCCTCGAAAGGTACTGATAAGTTTTGTAATGTTGTTACTGGCATTCTATTCTCCTAATAGTATTTATGTCTTAGCCTAAAGACGCTATTTCGCCTGTGTTTTTAATACGTAACGGAATGTAAATAAACTCGATAGCTTTGACTGGTTCAATAGCTACATCTAGATACAATTCGTTCTTATCAACTCTTGCAGGTGTATTGTTTGTAGTGTCACAAACAGTTACGAAATCGTAAATGCCTCTTAATCCTACTAGTTCTAGTAATAGCGCATCTGCTGCTGCTTTTACTTGATCTCTTGTACCAGCATCATTTGGTTCAAATAGATATGGTCTTGCAAGAATTTCTAACTGTCTACGTAAGTAAACTGTTAGTCTTGCAACGTTAACTCTGTCTAATGCACTTGCATTTTTAGCACGAGTTTTCTGTCCAAACACAACTAATCCACTTCCTGTAATAGGAGTAATTGGGTTAATGTTGTTTGAATATAGTACGTTACGCTGACCATTGTTTAGTGAAATACTTACAAATTCGCCTTCAGCACTTAGGTAACCTGTTGCTGTAGCATTGCTAACTGCACCACGTCTTGTGCCTGCTGGAGCCATCCATGGATACGAAACTTGATCACTTAGGATCATTGTTCTTAGTGCCATGTGTGATGCCGGAACAACAATGTTGTTTCCTGCGTTATCACTTGTAAAGCCTGCTGGGTAATAAACGCCCAAGTACTCATCTCTGCTAACTAAGCCTCTATCATTATCTTCAACAGCTAGTTCAACGTTAGTTGCCCAGTTGTTAAGTCCTGTTGCGTCTGGTGCAAGTCTCATCGGTGAATCACCAACAATAAACGATGTTAGTTTTCTATCATAGTTAAGACTAATCATCTCACCAATTAGCTCTGGATAACCAGGTGTTGCCATTAAGTTAAAGAATCTACGCTCGTCATCTCTAATTTCTTGGTTACTGTTTACCATTGCTTGTAGTGCTTGTACTACTGACTTACGCTGTGCGTTACGTCCAAAGCTGCCTGAACCGTCAACGTTATTTGCTGATTCAGTAACCCAACGATTTGGGTTATATGCTGCCATTGATTCGTCACCATTGCGACCATTGTTTTGGCCAACTGCAATGTGATTACGAACAAAACGCTTAACATTAAAGCCAGAACGTCTTAGGTTCCATAGTAGCATACCTTTTGGATATAGTGCTGGATCTGGTGCATCTGGATCTAAGTAATCACTTTCTAGTAAGTCTTCGATATCAGCTGCAACAACATCTGCGCCTGCTGTGCTCCAACGTGCATCTGCAAATAGAATTCCGTTTTCACTTGTTTGGTCACCTTTGTCAATTAAGTTCCATGCACTTAGTCCTGCATTCCAACGATAGATAGTTGGGAAGTTTTCTAAGTCGCTTGTGTCAATCCAAAGATCATTATCTTCAATAGCTGAACCGTCTGCTTGTGCTGTTGGTTCACTTGCTGCAACGATAGGACCCATTGTAGTTCCAAATGCGTTTTTGTAACCTTGCCATGTTGCGCCATTATGATACATAATGTCAACTTCGTCAATCACTGAGTTGTACCATACTTCGCCATCTGCTGTTAGCGTTGTTGGTTCAGTTGCTGATGCATCATATGCTAGTGTTTTCCAAAGTGTTGCAGTCCATGTGCCTGTTGCGTTTGGATCATACATGTTTACTGTTGAAGCACTGTTGTTTACATCATAAGGAGCAAATCCATACTCTGCTAGTGCGTCATCTGTATCAACTAAAGTAAAGTCGCCGCCTAGTTTGTGGCTAATTACAACTCTATTTTGATCAGTAACTGATGCTGAAACATTTGCAAAGCCTGCATTATTAATTGCTGCTACTAGAAGTGCTGCATCGCCTGTTCCGCCTGTTGGCGTCCAAGTTACTGTTTTAGGTGTATCTAATACTGCTGAACCTACTTTAGTTTCTGCAATATTTACATTAACTGGTGTACCGCCGGAAAAAGCTGCGATTGTTGCAACTTTTGCACTAGTAATTGTAGTTGCGCCTGCTGCTACTCTTCTATAAATTTTAGCATCTGCTTCTACTGGTGACGCATCGTTTACATTTGCTTTTACAAATGTAGCGCCTACTGCTAAGTTACTACCATTGCCTGTTGAATCAAGTGCATTTAATGCTGCTGCATTTGAAGTATACACTGGTGCTGCAACAGTTGACCATAATGCTGTGTCAGCACTGTATGATTTAATATTCCAGTTAGCGCCACCGTTTGGTGTAGTTGTTTTCATCCAAATACTACCTGTCGGTGCTTCTGCTGCTTCGCCTGTTTTAAATTCAGGAACACTAGTATGTGGAGCAATTGACATTGTAGGAGCATTGTATGTTCCTGCTGTCAATCCTAAACCGCCGAATAATGTATTGTTTGTGTCTGCTAATGTAATAGCAACACCTGTGCTAAAGAATTCTAAAACTTGTGTATTAGTATTATAGCTTACTGTGATTCCAGCAACTTGCCCGTCCATAGCTGTAGCTGCATCTGCAAGACTTTGTCCAGAAGTAAGGCTAATTGCTTGGCCATTAATTTCAATAGTATCACTTGCTGGAACTGTAGCGCCTGCTTCTGTAGAAACAACTGTTGGCCAACTTGCTTTCCAGGCTGCTGAGCCTACTTGTACCCATGCACCTGATGTATTCTTGTAGAACATTCTGTTCATGTTGTTTGCTGTAACTACTGCATAATCGCCAATAACACCAATTGCTGCTGATGGCATTGTGCCGTCTAGTTCGCTTGCTTTGTTTACTACAATTGGATTAATTGCTGTGAAGCTTTGTCCGCCTGCTGTTACTGCTGCTGCATTCCACTCTAGTAAACCGTAGCTTGTGTTTTGTGTATCTAACCAGTATGCACCGTCTACTGGTGTTCCGCCTGGAGCGTTTGCACTTGGTGTTAGTTTAGCTAGATCAAAGTCTGCTCTAACAACAAATACTTGGTTAGTTACGCCTAGTAACGAGTATGCTGTTTGCAAACCGTATTCGTTTAATTCACTACCGTGAATCATGTTTCCGCTTGTGTCTGAATAGAAACTTGGATCTCCAAATAGATCTCCTAAGTCTTTCTGACTTGTTAGTAAAAATGGAACACCTGCGTTTGCTTTTGTTGTTCCTGTTGCAATACCCGTTCCTGCTGAGTTAGTTTTATTTTCCGCAGTTGCAACAAATATCATTGGTACAGTACCCGGTGCACTTGGAGTGTAAAAACTCTCATCAATTACCTGGACCTCTACACCTGGTGAGACTAATGCCATCATATTTCTCCTTATAAGGTTATATCACATGTATTTATGCTATTTTTATAAAACAGACAGTTTAGCTTGCTGGAAAAGGGACCGAAAAGGTATGATAAATACAATATGAGACCGTTATGTATATGCAATCAAAGACCTGCTGCTATAAACTATATAAAAGAAGGCAAAACGTATTATCGCAAAAAATGCGAAACATGCTTAAAGCATGGCATAATAGGCTACGGTATTCCTCGATGGGTTATGTCAGGCTATGAGAAAAAAGAATACTGCGAAAAATGTAGATTTAAATCTGCACATGAAGAGCAATTCAATGTATATCATATTGACGGAGACTTACAGAATTGTCGACCTAGTAACTTAAAAACTGTATGTGCTAATTGCCAACGCATTATCCAGAAGGAAGGTTATACATGGCGACAAGGAGACCTTACTCCAGATTTTTAGGTTGACAAAACAGTAAAAGATGTTAGTATTAACTATAGGCAATAATAGAGGCTAACATGATTTTATATTTAGATATGGACGGTGTAATTGCAGACTTCTTCGGAGGTCTTGAATCTTTTTACGGAGTTGATCATTGGAAGAAACTTCCTAATAAAGAAAAAGCAATTACTGATTTAAAACACTCAAACTTTTTTGATATACTTGAGTTATTTCCAACATCAGTAGAACTTGTAAATTTTGTTAGAGATCTTGCTGGTGATAACTATGGCATTTGTTCAAGTCCGTTGAGAGGTGATCATCAAAATAGTTCTTATCACAAACGTGTATGGTTGACTAGGCACGGCTTTATGCCGCAAGTGCAACATCTAATCTTTACAGGTCAAAAAGAGAATCATGCAGTTGACGACTTAACAGGAACTCCAAATATTCTTGTTGACGATAAGCCAACTAATATTGCTAGATGGATTGAAAAAGGCGGTATTGGTATTAGGTATCAAGCAAACGAAGATAGCTTGAATGATCTAAAAATGAACTTACAAGCAGTATATAAGGATTAACATGGCTATTGATTATAAATTTAACGAACGAGAACTAATTGAAGAGTTTCAAGAATACATTGACTCTACGTACAAAGGCCATTATGCGCAAAATAAATTTCAGTCAACTGAGGTAATTATCGAGCGCGGACACGGAACTGGGTTCTGTATGGGCAATGTTGACAAGTATTCAAATAGATACGGTCGCAAAGGTAGTAAGGACGATGCACGTAAAGATTTAATGAAGGTGTTACACTATGCACTTATCCAGTTGCATATACACGACAACGATCTTTAACCAATAAGAAAACTGTAGCCGGCTCCGCCTGCTACTTGCTGCGAAACTTCTTGCTCTAACTTGTCCATTTCACTTTGTGCTTCTGCCTTAAGCGTATCTCCGTTTAAGGTAGAACCACCTTGTGGCCCAGCAATAGTAGCAAACTTTGATCGTGCTTCGCCTAGCATATATTTACAGTTAGCTAAAGTATAATCTTTAATCCACTGCTTTGTAAGATAATCGTTTAATAATTCTTCGTCTGGTCTATAATTATAACAAAATAACATTAAGTTTTCTTCAGCATGTGGTCTTTGTAGAATAGTTAATTTTTTTGTTGCTGTGTTCCATTTAAATTCAATATGTGATCCAAACATTCTACCTACTAATTCTTGGTACTGACTAAACATATCATATGTTGCTAGTCCGCCCATTTTACTTGCTGACAACAAGTAAGCATTTGTGTATGCTAAATTAAACGGTTCGTACATTGATCCACCAGTACCGCCTTGTGTTCTAGCACCTACAGTTCTGCGAAATATCTGTCTTACTTCAATAACTTCTTGCGGTAGTGTATAAACGTTTTGATCTACAATTGTAGGCATAAACATATATGATTCTTCAACTGAATTATCTGAACGCTGTCTAAATCTTGTCAACGCCTTTGTAAGTGCTGTTTCGTAGTGTATAGGATCGAGCTCTACGTCAACCATACCGCCTCCTAAGAAAGCAGCTACATAGTCAAAGACTTCTTGTTTTTGTGTTGATAAATTAGACATTTCAGTTCTCCAATAGTATTTATCCTACGGATAAATATGTATATGCCAAGACTGTCTTTATATAAACCCGAAAAAACAAATGATTTCCATTTCCTTGACAAACAAATCGCGGAGATGTTTACTGTAGGTGGTACTGATATACACATCCACAAATACTTAGGATCTGGTAATTTACCAGAAGGTGAAGCCGATGCTGTGCAACCACAGTACGATGAATTAAATCCTACTAACATACAGGACTTACTATTTTTAGAAAATAGAGATAGAAAGTATGACGTAGATGTATATACGCATAGAGCTATCTATAATGTACAAGATATAGACTTTGATCTAAGTCAATTTGGATTGTTTTTATCAAACGATACATTGTTTATGACTGTACATATTAATAGCATTGTAAAGACTATTGGACGTAAACCATTGGCAGGTGATGTAGTTGAATTACCGCATCTTAAAGATGAACATGCACTAAATGATGCATCAGTTGCTCTTAAACGCTTTTATGTTATTGAAGATGTGAGTCGTGCAAGTGAAGGATTTAGCCATACTTGGTATCCGCATTTATACAGGCTAAAACTAAAACAAATTTACGATGGTCAAGAATATAAAGATATTTTAGACTTACCAGCCGATGAAGAATCTGATACTACATTACGTGATGTACTTAGTACCTACGATAAAGAAATGCAAATTAATAATGCTGTGATTGCACAAGCAGAAGTTGATGCTCCTTTGTCTGGATACGAAACCAGTCACTTCTATACTGTAGAGCGCAAAGAAGACGGAACAGTTGCCCTGGAAGAAATTGACGGAGAAAACCTCACAAGCGAAATTATAAACAGTGTCGAAGGTAGAGAAGGATACAGTGGTTATCTTGTTAACTACGGTGATGGTGAGCCTCCAGTAGGTAATGTATTTGGTAATGGTATACAGTTTCCTACAACAAACGAAATTGGTGATTACTTTTTACGTACTGACTTTTTACCTAATAGATTATTTAGATATGACGGATCACGCTGGCTTAAGGTAGAAGACAATTTACGTGAGACACTAACGAATAACAACAACAGACAAACGCAAAAAGCAGGGTTTATTAACAACACAAAGCAAAGTCAGATCGGCGGCGAAGCAGTTGAAGAAAGACAAAGCTTATCTAAAGCACTTAGACCAAAGGCGGATAATTAATGCAATTTTTTTATGATGGACAGATAAGACGTTACGTAACGCAATTAATGCGCCTGATGAGTAATTTTCCTGTTAAGTACGGTGACGGTACAATTAAAACAGTCCCGGTTATGTATGGTGATTTATCAAGACAAGTTGCGCATCTTATTAAAGATAATTCAGAGAATAAATTACCAAGTGCGCCTAGAATGAGTGTGTACATTACCGGATTGGAACAAGATAGAGATCGTACACAAGATGCTACGTTTATTGATAAACTAAATTTAAAAGAACGTGAGTATGATACCGATACTGGTAGCTATCTTAATACACAGGGTAAAAATTACACAGTAGAACGTCTTATGCCTGCTCCGTATATGTTAAGAGCAAACGTAGATGTGTGGACATCAAATACAGATCAAAAATTACAAATT